GCTATTTACTAAAGAAGGTAAAGGTTTAGATGATGCAGTTCATGTGGCCGTTGATAAAGGCTATTTAAATGCAGACGTACTACATGATGTTGATGGTGGCGTACAAGCCTTACGAGATCTTATTCAAGATGAAATACATGGTAAAAAAGCTGTTCCATTAGAAGCACAAGGTAATGCAGAATTAGAAGCCTATCTTGCTCGTGAAGAACAAAAGAGAGCTATGGAAGAATCTCCAAAAGAAACTGCAGAAGAAATTCCAGCAACTGAAGAAGAGGCTAATAAAAGATTAGCTGAAGCTACCGCAGAAGAACAAGGTAAAGTTTATTTCTCTAAAGGTGCTATTGAAGGTGGAGTCAATAAAGAACATTTCTATGACCGCATTTTAAGAGAGTTTGGTCCAAGCGTTAGAGGTTTATTTAAACGTGGTCTTGTAGAGGTTTACAATACACTTGAAGAAGTGCCTGAACATATCCGTAAACATTTTGATGATAATACTAGAGCATTAAGTGTTGTAGAAAATGGCAAAAGAAAAGCTATTATTGTAGCCAATCGTATTCATGCGGGTGAAGTGCGTGAAGTGATCTTACACGAAGTAGGTGAACACTATGGCCTACGTGGTATGTTAGGTGAAGATGTTTACAAACAAATTCTAAACACAGTAGAAAATCTTAAGACTAAAGATATGTTAGTCAAAGCTGCCTATGATGAAACATTCAATACGCCTTACTATAGAGATTTATACAAAACTAACAAAGATGAATTCTTATCTGAAGTGATTGCTAAGTTAGGTGAGAAAGCACCTAATCATGGACTCATTAAACGTATTGTTCAAGCTGTTAAAACTTTCTTAATCAAGAAAGGTTTTATTAAAGATGTAACCGGTGCTGAAATTCAAGACCTTGTAATGCATTCATTACGCACAGCTATGGACAAAGATTTGCCGCAATTTAATAACAAAGGTGAGCCATTAAGATCTACTAAAGATATTGGTTACCATGCCGGTGATTTAGGATATGGGTTTGATACTGTGCTTGGAAGAATGGCAGGCAGAAGTACAGGGCATTTTGGTACAGGCGTTTATTTTGTAGGTCATCCAGAAAAATTAGGATCATTTAGAGCAGATAGACCAGTTCATGCTATAGACTTTTCTAAATATAATTTAGCAAAACCAGCAACTAGAGAAGATGCTTTTAAACTTCATGATGGATTAAAAGATGTCAATGAAGCAGTAAGTGCTGTGACAGAAGGTATTACAGAATGGAAAGGTCATTGGGGTGAAATTCATACTTTAGATAAATTAATCCACGATGCAGCAATCAAAGTTTCAGACAGTCTTGGATTGAATAAATATCTTGCTATAAAAAATATTATTAAAGATGAAGTTAATAAAGCTGCTTCTAAATATGAAGAAGTAGCTCATACAAATAAATACGAACCAACAGCAGCTACTGAAGTTATGAAAAAATTAGGTTATGAAGGTGTTGATGTTAGAAATTTACCAGACTTAGATAACACAGCATATGGTTCAGTCATTTATACAGATAAAGTTGCTCCAGAAGTAATGAGATCACAACGCCCAGAAAATCCAGCTGAAGCACAAAGAGTTAAAGAAAAACTTGAAGCTATGGGTGCTCCAAAGACTACACCTCATGGAAGTCAAACTATTGGAGAGCGTTACCAAGATACTGCAGATGCTATGAAAGAAGGATTTGAAGCATTCAAAGGTGGAAGCTTTAAACAAAATCTTCAAAAAGTTGGTAAGGCAGGTAGTAAGCTTGGTACTAAAATTAGAATTGCACTCATGGATTATTCAGCCGGCTTACAAGAGGCTGATGCACGTAGATACGGTAGAAGTGTAACTAAAGCTAACGGAGAAGCTATTTCAACCGTAGCTGTGACTGATGCTATTCACTCTAACCATATCATGGCTCAAGTGCTGCTTAAAGGTAAACTCATATTTAATACACTTACCAAAAACTATCAAGCTGTAGAAAGCGCACACTCTATGGCTAATGTTTACAAAGCAGAAGCTGCTCTTTATAAAAAGCTAGGCAAAGATACAGGTGCTACTTTAATCAATACTTATGGTAATGCATTACGTGCACGTTCTATTCAAAATGAATTTGAAATACGTCATGCTGATTTATTAGACCTTAAAGAAGGTATACCAGATGCACCTCATTTAGCTAAAACAAATCCAGATTTACTTGCCCAACAGCTTAATGATTTAGGCATTTTAGAGATGGATGATTATAACAGAATGAAAGCTAAGCCAGAAACTTTGGCTGGTAAGCTTATTAAAATTTATGATAATGCCAGAGCTGATGCTGAAAAAGATTTTGAATCTATCATTAAAGCATATACAAGTATTCCTAAAGAATTTTGTGTGCTTGATTCTAAAGGTGAAAGACACGTCCAAAAAGTACTTACCAGAGGCGGTAAAGAAGTAGCTGAGGTACCTTTAATTAATGATGATCACATTGATACAGCTATTCATGAAGAAAATGCTAATCCTGAACTACGTGAAATTATGGATAACTTTGCTGCTGTTAATCAAAATATGTTGGACAATATGTATCATGCCGGATTACTTAATGAAGGCAGATATCACCAACTTACATCCATTAAAGACTATGTGCCTTGGCAGCGTGTTGATGATGAAACAGAACCTATCCATTACACAGCTCCAGGTGGCACTTCATTATCAGGTGCCAAAACTGAGAAGAAGTTTAAAAAAGGATTTACAGATAAAGATGTAGGCAACATCATTAGTAACATGGAATCTCATATTAATACTATGGGAACTAATTCTATCCGTAACTATGCTGCTAATGAAGTAGTTAAAGATTACGGCACTCGTGATGAAAATGGTAAACTTAAATTATTCCCTAGAGAAGAAGTGACTAAAGATGGTGCAGTACGTACTAACATTGTAGTAGATGGTAGACGTGTCATCATTGAAGTCAAAGATCCTTTAGTAGCTGAATCTATGTTAGGTGTGCATCAAATTGATGTGCCTATGATGAAAGGCCTTGGAGCTGTACAACAATTGTTCCGTAGATCTATTACAGCCAATCCATTCTTCCAAATTTACCAAGTATTTAAAGATGCTCCAACGGCAGCCGCTGTAACAGGGCTTAAAAACCCTTTCAAAGTATACGCAAAAATATTTGGCAGCTTTGCTAAAGCATTAAGACAAGATGATGAGATTGTAAATATTCTTAAGTCTCATGGTATTGGTGGATTTAAATTAGCGGGTAGAACTGCTGAAAAAGAATTTAACCTACAGATGGGTGTACAACAACATAAGTTTACATCCCGCATTCTATCTTATCTAGATCATATTGGTGATGCATCAGACTATGCTCAACGTAGAGTGATCTATGAAGAGACTTTAAAACAAACAGGAAGCCATACTCAAGCCTTATACAATGCTAACGCTATCATTGACTTTATGAAGCGTGGTAATAGTAAGGCTGCTCAATTTGAAGTAAGAACCGTATCCTTCATGAATGCATTTGGTCAACAGATGGATGTATTACTACAAGGTATGGCCGGTGGTGGTATCAAAGGTATGTCAAGATCAGAAGCCAGAAGACGTTTCTGGATGGCTACAGGTGGATTTGCTTCTGCAACATTAGCTTATTGTATGTTAAAGGGTAATGATCCTGATTATCATGAGCTAGATGATGAAACTAAGAACCGCAACTTTGTATTTGGTAAGTTTAAAATACCTTGCTCAACATCTTATTCATTCTTGTATAAGTCAGTCATTGAGAATACTTATAATTATATTACTAGCCAAGCTACCCAAACACCAATGGATGCTACGCACTTAAGACAAATTCTTTTTAGAGGATTTATGGAAGCTGGTGCTGGTCCTAATATGATTCCTACTGCATTAAGACCCGGCATTGAGATTGCATTTAACCACGATACATTTACGGGTGGTAATGTTGTTCCACAAAGTTTAGCTAAGCTAGATCCGTTTATGCAATATACCAATACAACATCTGAACTTGGTAAGACTATGAGTCATTTATCAGGTGGTGCTTTAAATCCAATTCAAATGGATCATTTAATGAAAGGTATATTAGGTACAGCAGGTACATCTATGATGTGGTTATCTGATATGTTTACTGCAAATAAACCCGCTAAGACATGGGCACAAAATCCGTTTGTTGGATCTTTTGCTGTTCAACCCGTAGGTCATGGGCCAGAAGCTTTATTCTATGACTTAAAAGAAAGAACAGATGCTAAGTATGATACGTTCATGAAGTTAGCTCAACGTCAACATGGTGAAGAAGCTAAAAAATATATTCAAGAAAATAAAGGCCTCATTGCAGCACATGAATATACAACTCAAGTGGCTCCAAGACTACAAGAGATTACTAGAGAAATTCAACGTATGTCTGACGTACCAGCTACATCAGTTAACGCACAGAAAAAACGTGATCTTATTACTGAATACCAAAAAATTGAGAATCAAATCCTTAAGACAGTGCCTAAGATGAGGAAGGAACTAGCTGGGTTATAACAACCTTGCAAGCTCCACCCGGTCTTAATTCCTGTCTTATAATATGTAGTTCGTCTAATTGAGAATCATTCTCATATACACCAGCGTGTTCTAACGCAAAGTTATTCCCAGTCTGAAATTAACCCTGCCAATACTTTTTTTAGAGCCGTATACGCACTTTTATCAATAAGTAATATGGGGATATCAGGATAATATTTTGCCATTCGTTTAAGCTTGGTTTTGCTCTTTGGATCCATCCATCCTTTAACTTCATGATAGACCTGTTTTCCATTATTCTCTGTAACTAAAAAGTCAGGGAGATAACTTCTTACTCCTCTTTTTATATTTTCAAACCAAAAAGTAGTAGGTTCATGCTTCCAATCTGCTATTTCTCCCTTTTGTTTTAACCATTCAAGATATCTTGCGTAATTAGCTTCCCATCTAGAACGGTAATATTTTTTAATTCCTCCAATAGTTCTCCAGCCGGCTTTCCAAGATGAGTTATTTCTTGGCATTACATATGTACCATTACGGATTTTAGTTTTTAACATCTTCATAACCTGTTCTGATTTTTGATCTTCTGTTTTAAATTGCCACCTAGCAATAGACTTAGCACTTAATTTATTTTTTGTTTCTTGGCTATGCTTCATTCCTAAAGCACCTTTTGGATGACCATTTTTAGCTATCCATTCTTTTTGCCTTTTTGATGACTCTTTACGTCTTGATGCAGTAAAATTAAGTTTTCCTTCAGCATAAAGTCGTTTTATTACTAACGCTTGTTGTGGTCTTTTTTTACCAACTTTTGATTTAGCAGCACGAGATTGCCAATCTTTAAAGAAATTTGAATCATGATTTTGCCTTAATCCAAGTCTCCATGCTTTGTTTCTAACAGATCCCGCTGATTTAGATAATTCATTACAACACCATTGGAGACCTTGATCTGCGTAATGTTTAAGTAAAAATTGAGTTTCTATTTTAGTCCAGGCCATACATATATATATATAAAGTATATTATCAATATCTCATTTTAACACACATAAAATTATTATGTTAAACTTATTTTATTAACACATGAATTAATATGGGTACAACCTATTGACATATTATTTTATTGAGAGCAGAATGACATTTCATTTTATTTAAGAGGGGATAACAATGAAACAAATTTATCGTAACAATTCCAATGGCAAAGTAGATATTGATAGATCTATTGATCATGATATGTATTTACTTCAGTCCGCTTTACTCAAACAACAAAGATCAGAAGACAGACTTATTATAGGTATGTGCATCTGCTTTGCAATAGTCCTATCAATTTTACTATGGGTGACAAGATGAAAATATTTTTAGAGTTAGCAGAAATATCAATAGATGATAAAAAATATGCAGAGATTCAATCCTGGGGTGTAGATCCTAGTGATTGGGTTACATCTGTATTAGCAGATCATGGTCGTGATCGTGGCATGGTAATTAAGATGCGTTGCATGGAAACAGAATATCATTTACTTGATGATGTATGTAAAGCAGCCGATACGATAGCAAAGGATCTGGCATTTAAAGAAATAGAAAATGTTATGCTTAGCAACCCAATGTGCACATCAGGAGCTTGTGGTGAGTAATCATTGGAGAAGAAGTTATGCAGATAATGATCTTAATTGGAATGAATGTAAATATGATTTACTTAAATATTATTCAGAAAATCAAGTTTATGCACATCATATGGGATTTGTAGTGGATAGCCGTTATTTAGTTAGCCCACATAAAAAATGGAGATCTATAGGAAACCATAAATGGTATTTTTATAAAAATATAGATGACTTAGTTACTAGATACTTTAAGAGAGAAAAAAATGAAGATAACAAACAACTTTAACTTTCCACAACCATTCGTCAATATAGCTATGACGCCTACCTATTCAAAAGGTAAGGCACATATCTCAGCTACAGGTCTACTCAATAGTCCTAAGATTAATCTTATGATGAAAAAGTATGATGAATTCTTAGAGCAAGATGTGGCTGATATGATCCATCAGATGTACGGAAGTATCTCACACTACATCCTAGAAAAAGGTGCTGATGAAAAGAATCTCGTTGAACAACGTTTCTTTGCTGAAGTAGATGGATGGACTGTATCCGGTGCTGTGGACTTACAAGTCATAGATGATGATGGCGGTATCCATATTAAAGATTACAAGACAACATCTGTATGGGCTGTGTTAAATGATAAGCCGGAATGGGAACAACAACTTAATATCTATGCTTGGTTAATTGCTAAGAATAAAAAGGTTGAGATCAAATCATTACAGATCGTAGGCATCTTAAAAGATTGGAGTAAATCAGAAGCTAAACGTAAACCTGAATACCCACAAAAACAAGTAGCTTTAGTAGATATTCCACTATGGACATATGAAGAGCAAGAAAACTTTATTAAAGGACGTATTGCTAAACATAGTGCTGCTGAGTTTGCTGAAGAGACAGGAGCCGACTTACCTGATTGTACACCCGCTGAGATGTGGGAGAAGCCACCTGTATGGGCATTAATCAAACAAGGTGGAGTTCGTGCCAAGTCTTTACATGAATCATCTGAAGAAGCAGAAGAAGCTAAGAAACAAGCGGGAGCTGGATATGAAATACAGCTTAGACAGGGAAGTAGAACACGTTGCCAAGATTACTGCTTAGTTAATCAATGGTGCAAACAATATAAAGATTATTTGGAGAAACAAAATGGCAGCCAATGAAAAACAAATTGGTGGTAAACATTACAAGGCAAAAGGCATACAACCTTGGGACTATATCATCAGTAATGAATTAGGTTATCTTGAAGGTAATATTATTAAATATGTATCAAGGTATCCTGAGAAGGGGGGCTTGGAAGATTTACGTAAGGCCAAGCATTATTTAGATAAATTAATAGAGGTTAAAACAAATGAGCGTATACAAGAAATTACAGGAAGCAAGAATCCTGCTGCAAAATACTAGTCTCAAAAAGTCTGGTCGTAATAAGTTTGCAGGATTTGAATACTTTGAATTAGGGGATTTTTTACCTGAAATTCAAAACATATTCAGCAAGGTAGGTTTATGCGGTACCGTCTCTTTTGGAACTGAAATAGCCACATTAACAATTGTGGATACAGATCCTAAGAACGACCAAGTAAATCATGTAATCTTCACTTCACCTATGTCTT